CTACAAGTTGAACAATACCCGAAGACATGTTATTACTACTTTAAAGGGAGAAAATTACAAGTTTGGTTTTCTACACATAAATCTAAAAACTAAGAAATTGGTCGTTGCGGATGTCGATTTTTTAATTGTGGCACCGGTTTGATTTCTAATGGTTATAGTGAGGCGGTCAAGGCGTCTGATTGGGTCTATATATTGAGTAATTATTGGATAGTCATTTTTGTAATTTATAGTTGAATCAGCTCCACTGTGCAGGACATCTTCGCATATGATACTCGCAAAAGATCCCCGGATCATACTCATATTTCCTTGACCATTCAAAACATTTGTAGCTCTGTCATTGAAAATGGAATCCAATTCTTCAATTGAGATGTAGCAGTGTTCGGTCAAGTTGGTTGTATGGATTGACGCCGCAAGGAGTTCCGCCTGAACCACATTTTTCAGGGGCTGGGAAAGGTGGCAAGTAAAAGTGTTCGCACTACTTTGATTAAGTGTGTCAACTGTTATGGTGTGATACTCGTAATTAAGATCTGGAGCGGTCTGGGATGCCATTTAGTATTAGCTTAGATTAAAGATCCGCCAATTCCGTCTTCAATTTCGTAACCACCCGCTTGTTCCGCAACTAGTTTTTCGGACGCACAGAGACCACCTGGTGTGAGACTCTTTGTGTAGGTACTACCCTCACTTGTGTGACCGGGTGTACATTCAATGCGGTGCTCGAGATTAAATAGGGACTCTTCGTTAATGGCGTTAATGGTTATTGGCCTGGCTTGGTACTTGCTGGTATTTTTCAACATACCGAGCGCACAGATCAGAGCGATCAAAGTGACGATGGACATGATGGCATTTCGGTTGGCTCGGTTAAGGTTGAACATTTTATAATGTACATATATAATTTTTTTATAAAGTGCGTTAAAGGTTATTTAATACTTTCCTATTAGAGAGTAGATGTCTGAAGAAATTGTCTTAGATCGTGGGAGTGCTACCGTGATGAAACTTGACGCAGACGAACAGGCCCTAATGGACGAAATTGAGATTTCAACTTCGCGTCCTCAGCCTGTGCGTCGACCACCACAACAAGTGCATCGCCCTCCACCACCACCACCACAACAACAACAAGAGGCCATGGACGCCTTTGTAAATCCAAATAAACAAGCAGCTCCACAACCTACACAACAAGATGAAGAAATTGACTACGGTGAAGATGAACAAATGTTTTTTGACGACGCTGATGACGAACCAGGAATGAGTATGCAACAGGAACAGCCATCTAAAGGATACAGTTCTGTAGACGAAGAAAAAAGTGACCTTGTTAATAAATTGGGTCGTCTCGAGAAGAAGGGGTTCGCCGTAAATAAAAGACTCAATGCCTATTCTAGCGTTGAAGACCTTCGCACAGAAGTTAAACGTATTACTTATAGCATTGATGTTGAACAATCTATTCGCTTCTCTCGGCGTATGTTGGTAGCCTGTGTTACGGGCTTGGAGTTCCTCAACAAAAGGTATAACCCCTTCGAAATTCAACTCGAGGGCTGGTCGGAGTCTGTCATGGAGAATGTAGATGATTATGATGGCGTTTTCGAAGAATTGTATGTGAAGTATAGATCCAAGGTTAATGTAGCCCCCGAGGTTAAACTTATAATGATGTTGGGTGGTTCGGCCATGATGTTTCACTTGACAAATAGCATGTTCAAGAGCGCCCTTCCAAATATGAATGATGTCCTGAAACAAAATCCAGACCTCGTAAAGAATATGATGTCCGCCGTTCAAAATACAACTCGCGCACCATCAGGTCCGGCTGATGCAGCTCCCGTGGGTGGCACTGGTCAGTATGAGATGCAGGGTCCGGGTATAGACATCTCGAGTCTCATGGGCGGTGTCATGATGCCACCACCACCACCAATGAATACAACTCCAATTCCAGTCACCGAACAGGATGATGACGATGTTTCCGATATTGTTTCCATTTCAGGGGAATCTACGGGTGGTGAAGTGAAGGAAGTGAATGTTGAATCCAGTAAAACTAAACGAGGTCGCAAAAAGAAGAAGACCGAAATTAATCTCTAAGTACAGTATAAATGATAGGATACTGTCCTTTGGAGGATCTCGAACCTCCCGCCAGACAGCAGCAGCCTGTTGTTAGTCCAAGGGTTGAACCAGAAAAACCCTTGGCTGGCCTCGAGGAAACTGAATGTAATTACGTCGTCATGGCTTTCATTGTAGGCGTTTTATTTCTTGCCGTCTCTGACTCCATCAGGGCGTAAATTGCTATTAATTCTACTTTTGGGTTTTCCCCATTAGGTAAAATTGATTTAATATGAAAATGCTGCGATTTGTGTCTGACCACCCAATCCATTATCCAAGTTTGCGGGGATTGTGAGATTTCTCGTTACCTTTGTAACTTTTCCACCGCACGAAGACATGAGTTCTATAGATAAATCATATTGGTATACTCGCGAAGAATCTATATTGTATGGAGTCATACTTATACCCCGTTGACCTGTCGTCACAGCGGTACTCCAGGGATAACTATTTGTACCACCGAAGAGGTTTTGGGTACCAATGGCTATATCTTTACTTGGGTTGGATTCATTACCCGTGCCACCATGAACTTCAAGAACGTATGTACTCAAATCTTCTACGGTGGAATTATCTGTTCTTCTCAACATGGCGACAATTTTTGCATAAAATGCACCTTTATCAAACATTATCTGAATATTCTTTGCATCACCCTGACCAACGCTGAATGATTTTGCGTATGTCTTACAAACAACTTCATTAGAATTGGTTATAGTACCACCACCGGTGTGAATATCTGCCTGTGGAACTGCCCCTCCGAGGTTTACCCCAATATTCGTAAAGTCAATTGTACCATCGACCGTTAAGTCGCCCGTAATACCAACATCACTATTGATAAATGTTGTACGGGATGTTGTTACCGGGTTAATGTTCAAATCTCCACTTGTATTTGTATAAATGTTAGAAACGCCGGCGGTTGTTTCCATTTCAATAATCGCACTTGAAGATGAACTTTCCACTCGCGGAGTACCATTGTACACATGTAACTTTGTTGAAGGACTATTCGTACCAATGCCCACATTACTTGTATGAATAAGGTGTAAACAATTGGTTATGGTACTATTATTCGCAACGCCCATAACAAGACCAGTCGTTCCATTTACTGCGTTACTGAACCCGCGAACAACCCCACCTTCGCCGTCATTTGTATAGACGAGTAAACCCGTTTCTTTATTATTACCATTACTCTGAAGTTTGAAGAGGTCTATATCACCTGATGTAGTATCATATACGTGAACATTCGCGGCCGGCGTTTCGGTACCGAAACCCAATTTACCTTCTGCGTCAAACCGAGCAAATTCATCATCGTTCACGTTATCAATTTCGTGTGCAAAAGTCAGAGGACGTCGAGTTGATCCAGACACAAGACTTCTAATAATGTTACGACTCGAAGATCCAGTTGTTGTTGAAAATTCAATACCCGTCAATGAAAACGAACCACCACCGGCAAACTCAACATCGCCATTGACAACTAACTTGGTATTGGGACCTCTTCCATTCGCGTCACCGCGTTGACCGCCGACTACCACAAGCCCATTATCACATATAACTAACGGTTTATCTGTCTGACCATCCATTGATTCTAAGATTTCACTTGAGCCATATAGACTTTCTCCGGATGATGTATATGTTTGAAACACGTGTTCGCCCGCAATATGTCTAATTCTATCCGCACCCGTGTCTACAGCTGAAGATTCATTACCCTTAAAGAGTAATAATTCGGATCTTGAAAAGTCGGTGTTATACCTTCTTTCAATAATGTGTGTATTACCAAACTCATCCCCCGTAAGTCCTGTAAATGAGAGTTGCGACCCAATCACAACATTACCATTTACTTCAAGGGAACCCCTTGGAGTATCTGTACCTATTCCCACATCACGAGATGTCCCGTCGATATATACACCCACGGCCGCGCGATCATATACTTTATCCTTGTTTTGTGTAATCCTAAAGTCGCTGCTACCCGTTACACCAACCGCCCAACCAGCGGGAGACACATTATTATCACTTTGAATATAAGATGTAAATGAGTTACCGTCACTTATATCACTTTGCATGGCAATGATCGCGTCACCAGATGAACCGTCGTCATTGCGTACAAGGATACCATTTGTTAGGGAGTTTCCTATACCTGTAGCATACACACCTAAATGTGCCGAGGGTTGCGTAGTACCAATCCCCACACGCCCATCACTTTGGAGTGTCAAAACATCCACTTCATTTGAATAATTGTCATCGGATAGGTATATATCCATTTTTGTTTTGGACTTCCCAGATGTATTGTCGTGCTTACCCATTTTAAAAGTAGCACGGACACCATCACGCGTCGCATTCCCCTCTCGTGTAAGATGCATCACCGTACCCAAATCGGTTGTATCCACGATTGGGTGTGTATTCGTAACAATGAGAGAAGAGTCGAGATGGCTATATCCGTTTCTGTGTTGAGGTTGATCATTTATGAACACACTACCACCCGACGTATGAAGTGTACCTATCGGTGTTCCCGTATTAATACCTACATTACTTGATTCCAAGACTGTCAGTTTGGGTGTACCCATCGTGGGGGTAGTACTCGCATAAAACTTGATACCCTTGCCCGCGCTTACAATATTTTCAACTCTAGATTCTCCTTGTGGAATGTTTGTGTATGAGCGCATAGCAATATTTCCAGTAGTTCCCCAAGTATTACCAGTTGCGATCACATTGCTTCCAATCACATAAATATTACCAGATACCGTGAGTTTCTCGGTTGGATTCGCATTTGAGATTCCCACTTTACCGTCAGATGTGATTCGAATGCGTTCCGTGTTCTTTGTCTTCATACTAATTTTTTGTTGTAGGGCCGTAGTGCTCGCACCATAAACTTCTATGGAACTCACATTTGACACAGTTGGCCCGGATTTAAGGACAAGTGCATTTGATACACTGTTATTACCGCTTCTATCCGCGTGAATTATAACATTTGAAGTTGAAAGGATTGATTCAGTTATTAGATTTGTTGTTGCGGTGTTACCCAAAATCCTGAGAGTATTTATAGCTGTTGTGTTTGCAAATATTTTGCCACCCACGGAAAGTTCGTCGGTGGGTGAGAGGTTTGAAAATCCAGATGTCGTTCCACCATTTGTGCGTAACGCGTTCACTTGAACATTACCACTTATTACGACCGGTGTTGCCGCACCAGGTGTCGCGGTCAATAGACTTCCAACTTTCAATCCATTATTTCCCGTTCTAAGACCTGTCGCATATACGTTACCCGTCGCATGCATGACATTTGAATCAACGTCATCAAAATATATATTTGAACCTACACAGAGGTCATGTGTGGGGTATGTATTATTTGCACCCACGTTGTTTGATGTGTACATGTCGCCATATACATGAACATTTACCACCTTTGTGTCGTCCACTGTCATTGTAGTTGTTGGCTGACCAGCATAATTATTTGTTTGGAAGATTGCCATTTCTCTCCCTCTATCACCAGCCACAAATCCCACAGCTACATTTGAATATCCAACTCCGGGTGTCATTAATAAACCAGTTTCTTTGGATAAAACGGCATTACCAAAACCACAATGAATGAGCGCATTACTGACACGCAAATCCTGTGTGGCAATGTAACTCGCAGTTTCTGTAATTGTGATGTTTCCAGTTACAGCGATATTACCAACAAGATTTAGATAGCCCTCTTGATATGTATTACCGGTTAAAATCATAACATTCGAACCCTGATCAAACAGACCGACATTGCTACCAGCAAATATATTTGACCCCAAAACTCCACCCGTAATAGACAGAACATTTGAGTCTATCTCTTGAATAACAAGATTTGAACCGGATGTTGTAAATCTATCTGCTAGAATTAGATTACTCGCAACCAGGTTACCACTGACTGTCATAAGATCACGACCAGTTAAATCGACAGCCACTTTAGTTGCTCCATCTGAATCAATTTGAAATGCATTTGTTGGATTTGTCGTACCAATCGATATTTGATCGTCAACAAACCAACGTGATGCTCGACCACGAGTTTTCAAGTCAATCACGTGCGTAGCGCTTTCGTCAATGTAGAGTTTATCAGATACTGATATAGACTTTGATGGTGCCGAATTTGATACACCAAGGCGTCCCTTCGCACCACTTTCGGGATCTACGACAAGTAGAAGTTCATTTGCTTCAACTTCTCTTGTCAATATACTCTTTACTCCTGTAAGAGTTTCTTCTTCAACGGGTTCAGCATCCAGATTGGCAACATAAATCTGTTCGAATCTTGCGGTTCTGCCCATTTATACTTTAGTTCCCGAATAAAATTCCAGCCAAACCATCTTTGATCCTGAGGACGTTATAGTTTACGGCAAAAACTGACATTTCATTATCATTAGCCCTAAAGACACCTTTCTCGACCCCACGAAGTATGAGTTTTGCATTATCAAGTCTACTGAAATTGCATGTACCTGATGGGTTATAGTCTGATACATTTAAACCAAAGTGGTATGCAAAATATCTTGTATACATGAGATCTTCTGTATCAACTCTAAAATCTATCTTACCGTATTTTGATTTGTAATAGTTTTGAATTGTATGGAAGTATGTTGGTGACATATTTTCTAATAAAGCCGTACCATTTACTTGTATATCTGCGTTTTTAAAGGTAAAACGGTCGTTTGTTGGATCGACGTTTGTGGCTGACATTCCGAAAAATATAGATTTTATGGGATGATTAAATGCTCCAATATCAAGGTCATTGTACCCACCCGCGGTTTGAATAGTATTATCAAACACATTTGAAACAGGGTAATCGAGTTTTTGTGTTT